TTTTGGGCTACATCTACAGCATCGTGTTGGATGCCTTCAATACTTTTAGATAGCCCTTTACTGGCTTCCCGACTTGCATCTAGGCTACCGCTTAGAGCCTTTACTCCTTCGGTTATACCAAACGGGTCTGCCATAGCTCACTTTTATTTAGCCTTTTTTGCAGTGGTTTTGCGAGTAGTAGCTTTCTTTAAAGTGGGCTTTCTCTTAACTGGTTTAGCAACAGGAAAATCCCAAGTCTGCTCAGAAACCTTGCCAACTTGCATATCAATCTTAGGCATATAGCCTATTTTGTCGAATAACCAAGTAACTAGAAACATAATTTATCCAATCAGGGCTTTTACTTCGTCTTGAGTTAAACCAAGTGCAGTTAGTTTAGCTAGTGCAGAAGCCTTTGCAGTTGTTTCTGCATTTTGCTTGTCAATAATTGCTTGTTTTTTTGTTTCATTAACTATTACTTGACCATTAACTAATTCCCAAGCATCAAAATAAGCATCTTCGCCTTGTGGCAAATCAGATTCATTGACAATAATTGCACCTTGAGGACAATCTTTAACTAATACAGTTTCAATAGTGTTAGATTCCAAATATTCAGGCGTAGGATAAGTTACGCTTACGCCACCGTTTTGATTTGTATGTACGATTACTTGTGTCATATTTTTCTCTTATCTAAATACGCTTACAAAAACGCTAGGATGGTCATAAGAAGAACCACCAGTTGTAGTTCCAAGTATTGTTACTGCACTTGCACTATATGAATCAACATACATTAAACAAGACTGTCTTTCACCGCCTGAACCGTTTGGATTTCTGCCACCAGTAGAAACAACTGAATAATTCAAATCAGTCATTGCAGTTGAAAAGTTTACTGTCCAAGAACCAGTACCATTTTTAGTTACCGAGCTTACATTACCTGAACCACGCCTAGTAGATGGTGAAGATGAAGTACCATCAAAGTTTACCCAAGCACGACATCCGTATGCAGTAACGGCAGAACCATAACCTGAATTAAATGCAAAATTTCCGCTTGTTCCTGTTGATTGTGTGCTAGTGTCAGGGAAAGTCAATACACCACTTGTAATAGTAGGACTTGCCGCAGTTAAACCAGCACTAGCTTGTGTAGTCGAATCACTAAAAGTAATTGAAGGACTAGAACCATTAATAATTGTTGTCATTAGTTATTCTCCGCTGGTAATGGTTGCATAGCTCGGTCAAGTGACCAGCCAGCCTTTAATCGGCTTCGTAGGGTTGTTGGTTTCATATTTAATTCTCTTTCCCATTGTGAACGAGTTTGACGCTTGCCGTTCCATTCGATGAACACATTAGCCCTAGTGTTGTTGGCTTGTTGTTCTCTAGTTGCCCAGCGACAGTTATCTTTTGTATAGTTACCATTTACATCAATTCTATCAATACTCATGCCTTCAGGGACTTCACCCATGTCAAGGTAGAAATTCTCAAAGAAATCCCAACGCTCATCGTAAGTAATACCTCTGCAAGAGTAATCTTGGTTAATGCGGTTACAACGGCTTCTCATGGCTTGCCAAATACTATATGTTCTAGTGTTCTTCATGCCATGCTTTGTGCTTGCTTTAGCGATACGCTTGATATGTTCACATCCACAAGACTTAACTTTACCTTGAACCATATCGGATGCTCGAATCTCTTTTTGATTGCCACATTTGCACTGGCATAGCCATACCGCACCATTGCCATTGGATTTCCCTAACTGCAATACAGTCAAAGAACCAAAATGGAATCCTTGAAGGTTATTAAGCGGTTTGCCCATTATCGTCTGCTGGTAAGGGTTGTCCACCATCTGCAAGGAACTTCAAATAGGCTTGGTAGTCTGTGTTGGCTTCATCAAATGGAATTGTTGCATTATCAGTTGTTCTAATAACTGCAACTTGTTTTCCATTAACTAATCTTTGTAATTTATACATTTTATAACTCCGCAGATGCAAGATAATTACTAATTATGCATTTAGTTGCTGTATATCCTGAACCAGTAAAATAATTAAAACCATTTACTGAAATGTTTGTAGGAGTTCCTGATAATCCGTTTGCAACTCCAGGTGAAGATACTTTACCGCTTGCACCAGCTTGGTCATAATTAGTAACTGTTGGTGCAGACCTCATTGAAACAGGAAAAGTAGTTGTTCCGTAAGCCTCTGTAGTATTAATTGATAATCCAGCCCAAGCATTTCCTGAAGAAGATGGTGTATTTCCTGAAATACCCCAAGATTGATAATAATACCGCTGACACAATGCTAACTCTTGACCATACTGACGATACTCATATCCAGTAGCACTACTTCCTACTTCTAGTTGAACACCAGTAATGTAGAAGGTTGCACCGTTTGTTCCTACTACGGATGTTGCACCTGTTGCACCATAATAAGCATTTCCTGACCAACTTCCAGCAGTTCCATTAAAGTTTGAACCAACACCTAAACCAAACCAAATATTAATGCCAACTCCATTATCCGTTCTCCATGTGCCAGTAGTATCACCAGCAATAGTTACGGAAATAGTTGTCCAAGTGTTTGCAGAAGAAATTGTGTATGTAAATGGATAACTGCGATTTCTTGCATCATTCATTAAAGTAGCACCAAAAGTGCCAGTTAATGAAGAATAAACTTGAAATGATAAAGTTACAGTTTTAGCGTTAGCAGTTCCCCATCCCAAATCGGCAATATTAAATCCTTCAATCGGTTGCGTTAGTAAAAAATAATCGCTTGAAGTTACTGAATAAGCTGATAGAGAAGTGATGCCTAAATATTTCGTAAATCCTACTGGCGGTGTAACTGAACCAGCATTTTGCTGAACTGAAAATTTACTAGCTTGTGATAATTGAACAGCCCATCTATCTAATGTATAAACATTAGTTCCAGTTGTTGTAGGAGTAACGCTAGCACCAGCATTTCTTTGGTCAATAACGCACGCCCCGTTAATTATTTTATTTTTCATAAGGGTAGCATTGCCTGCCCCTAAACTTGAATTGGCTACACTAGTGCCAATCACATCTGCGTTTACTTGCCCATAGGACATTATGCACACTCCTTGCGTTGTTTATGCCAAGCTGTAACTGCTTCGCTAATTTTTCGTTTATCTTCATCAGTATAAATTCTATTGGCTCTTGCGGCTCGCATTTTAGCCTTAGTTTCTTCTGAATGTTTGCGACCTTTGTTTGGACTACCAACTTTTTCCCAATGTGCCTTTTGACTAGCAGTCATTTTGGCTTTGGTTTCTTCGGATGCTTTTTTACCCCAATTAGGACTTACACGACCTTTAAGCGCTTCAGATAATTTGCGTTTACCTTCTTCTGGGTAAACTTTGCCTTTGTTTGGTGATGGAAGATTTAATCCTTTGCGCCAACCACGATGACCTTTAAGTGCCATGCTATGTTTGCGTCTGCGTTCTTCTGTCCATGTAGAGCCTTCAGAACCGCCTAATTCAATGTTATAGCCGTTAGGTACTAATGTACCCATTACATTAATCCAAAAGCGTTCTATGTAGTTTAAAGTGGCTCTATTGTTGATTCCTGAGCAGATTGGTTCATAGCTGAAATTATCCTTGCCATGTAGCTTATATGCTTTAAGCAATACCCTGCCATGCCCTAGCTTATTGCTAGAGTTAATAGTTTGACCGACATACTGCTTGCCGTTCACACTATTGGTTACAAGGTAAACATGAGCCTGCATTATTTAAGTTGCTCCGCAGTTGGTCTAGCTAGTGTAGGGTGTTCCCACTTGGCTATATAGTCGCCTTTGCCGTCTGAATCGTTTTGAAGCACGATTGTTCCAGTAAAAGGTGCAAAATCCGCATCGGTCAATGATGGGTAAATAGATTTAATTTTTTCAACAATCATTATGCCGCCCTTACAAGTGAACCATTAAACCAAGTTATTGTGCCTGCTCCACCGTTAAAAGTAGGTGAACCACCCGCTATAAAACCGTAAATTTCAACATAATCAGTTGAGCCATTCATATAAACTACAGTATTAATCTGCACACCAGTAGAACCAGTGATTGTCGATGATGTTGTATTAAGCGCTTGACCGTATTGATAAATTGTTCCGTTTTTATAAATTGCCGGATAAATAGCAGACATGCTACTTGCTGAGCCGTTTACATAACCGTTTAACTGATAATATCCAGCCACATTTGGGGTAAATCTATTGGTGGAAGTATTAAAACAACTAGCCGTATCAAAAACTTTTGTATCGTATGCAACTTTTGTTAAAACCGTAGACGAAATCGATTGTGAAGTTGATAAATAAACACTAAACGCTGGCATATTACCGCTAACCATTACGACCCCAGAATTTGCAGGTATAGTCACCGTATTGGTTCCTGCTACTGAAGGAACCGTCAGCGATATACTTCCCGATGTATCTCCAGCAATATTAATTGATGCCATTACTTAACTCCTAATTGTGCGTTTTTGATTGCCATATCAGCCTGTTCTTTTGTAGCAAATTTTCCAAGCCACATTCGTTTACCATTTAATGTAACTCTTGCTCTGTACGGCTTTAGTCCAGTACAACGTTCAAAATGACGGGCTTTCATGCCTGTTTCTCCGCCCTTTTTACCGCAAATCGTACAAGTAACTAATTGAAACTTACGACCTTTGTTAACTAAAGAAAGTTTTTGTTTTGTTTCTTCAGCCATAACAGTTCCAAGTTTAGCTTGTCTTACTTTTTCAATAGTCTCTTTACTGTGTTTTACACCTTTTCTTGGGCTGACTTTATCTTTCATGTAATCAGCAAGGTTAAATTGTTTAGACTTTTGTTCTTCAGTCAATTTTATACCAACATTCCATGCTTTTTGACCAAGATGAGCTAATCTTTGTTTTTGCTTATATTCTTCAGAACGAACAAATTTCTTACCCAATGCACTAGGAGGTTTTCCACCGCCCATTACAATATTCCAACCTATTTTATCACTTGGTCTGAGTTTATTCTCAATATCTAAGCAATAATCTTCATCGGCAATTAAAACAATTTCTTTAATTAAGTTGTCCCACCCATACTTTTCCATAGAATGTTTTAAATGGGCATTATTGGTATATGTTTTGTGGTCATACCAGCGTTTTTTAACATTATTAGACACACCTACATAACCCTGATTAAATATGTCAGTATGGTCTTTGTGGCGAATCCAGTATAAATTCATAATATTACCCATCTAGAGCCACTAGGAATTTGTACAGAAACCCCGCTTGCTATATTAATTGGTCCTACTGACTCACCATTGCTTCCTGTGGTCATCGTATAGTTTTGGGTAATGTTGGTTGTGTTCTCATAAATAGCGCCAGAAGCTACCGCAGAAGCTACTGTACTCCAGACAAAACCCGTTCCATTATATACTAAAGCAGTGCCAACTAAAGAGGCTGCGGGCGTGAAAGTTGTCGTATTAGGGGCAGATTGATACGGTAGTGCTAAGGCTGTTCCGCCATATAAATTACTAATTGCGCCAAAGATTTCGCCAGTAATGGTAGCTGTTCCCGCCACGGTTAAATTACCGCCTACGTTCCAGTTTCCTGCTGCGGTAGTCTGTGCTGAATAGAATCCAATACCATTCCCGCTGACGTTAGCCGCATCACAGTAACATTGGGCTGTAGTCAAAGCTGGAACGACTAAAGATACTGCGCCACCAGAAGCCACCATTGTCAGGTTTTGTGTCGTATTATTAACGACTACATAAAGCTTATTCTGTGCTGGGGCGGTGATAGTCGGAGCAGCGGAAGGAGTGCCTGAGAAAATAAGGCACATATTACGGGCATCATCTGATACACCGTTTAAATTGGTTAGGGTATAAGAGCTTACACCAGCCAAAGAAATCGCTGCTACGCCCGTTATAGCCTGTTCTAGGAGGGTTCCTAAGTTGTTATTGGTGGTCGTACCCCATGTACCCGATTGGTCTCCAGTACCAAGCAGGGACAGCTTTAGCGAAGGTGAATAAGTAGTTGTCACATTAAATCCTTATTGACTGTTATTAATTACTACCCAATTTGGTGTTTCGGAATCTGAAATAGATGTCCAGCCACTTCCTTGGGTATTGGAAATAGCA